ATGGTTCGTAGCCACAATATGGAAAGAGCACTGCCCGATGAACATGGAACAACTCAGAGACTGGCTTATCAGCCCCATGCCAAGGAGGGAGTCATAGGAGAAGAGATAAGCCCGACAAGTGGAAAAACGCACTATCAGTGCAAATGGCACCTGAGCCGTGGGGAATCGATCGACGGATGGAAATTACTTATCGGTCCGATGGGACACGTAGACATCGCAGTCGAGAAGAGATTCACAGGATACGAGGAAAAGGACGGAAAATTCGTCAAATGGCCTGAGTCACCGATAGCCAAGCACAAGAATCTTGCACTGAAAACGTGGGAAGTTGCATTATTGGACTCCATCAAGAATCAGGACGACAGGCACATAACCGTCGTAGTGGACAAGCAGGGAGGCAACGGTAAATCCACGTTCTCGAAGTATCTGGAAGCCAACGACATTGCGGATGTCTGTCCTGTGGTCAGCGACGAATACAACGATTACACGTCATACTGCATGGAGTTTCCAAAGAAAGCCTATGTTTTCGACCTGCCGAGAGCAACAAGCATCAAGAGACGGACGGCAATGTGGTCAGGAATCGAGCAGATAAAGAACGGACTACTATATGAGAAGAGATACAAGCCTCGCAAGATGTGGATAGAGCCACCGTCAATCCTCGTATTCACAAACGACGACATCCCATGGGAACTACTGTCTGAGGACAGATGGGATGCATACAGACTGCACGACGACACGCTATATGTCCTGTCGAAGCCAAGCGACGACTACATCAACGGAAGCAACGCAACAATGGACGAGGACAGCAGACTAATCTGACGACATTGTGGCGAGGCCCACGTGCTAACGCACGGTAACACTGGCCTCGCCTATCCCTTTCTATTATTCTTGAACCACGGGATTTATGGGACAAGAAGTTAAGATGTTTACGTTACGGACAAGAACGTTCCAACGGCACTGAGCCTATACGGGACAAACATTACCTGTACAGCCTACCGATATTTCTGGACACAAAGTTGAGTGTAGACGATGCTGCACGACCGTATCCAGGACCAGGTAGTTTAGTTACATAGCGGATATCATCCCATGTTAGACCGTAGGTTTGCATATACCGTTTGGCGAAATCAAGACCCTCAACAGCCTCAATCCAATCACCGAAAGGAGAGACACCTTTCAAATGATACCGTATCTCAGGGTCCCAATTCATGGGGTCCAGATACCAACGGAAATCAGTATTCCAGAAGCCTTTCCACTCATAATCGGTCATGTTATCATTTCTCGACAACGAGATGAACAGGAGCATTCAGAGAATCGATAGAATTCTCTTCATCAGCCGTATCGTCTATATCTTTCAGCGACTTTCCAGCAGTGAAAGAGTAAGTGCGCCTGTAAGTGTAGTCACCAGCGTCGAACACCTGTCCAGCAGTCTCCTTATCGAGAGCAGTGCAAAGGTCAGTGAACTCGATATACCAGGTTATAGCCAATCTGAAGAACAGAGAGTGCATTTTCGCAGGAGGCATCACGATACAAGCGACGTAGGACTTAGGGATGTACTGAGGAGTAAAGACAGGCTCAGGAACGGTATCAACAGTAGTAGCACCAGGAGTAGTGCAAGGGAGACGAGGCATAGGAACCGCATGACCACGCATAACAGGAACTCTCTGATTGGTACCAGGATTAGAAGAAGAACCATCCTGTCCGGAAATCTGTCCAGGAGGATAAGATATAGCCGAAGTGGATTTAGACGGCTCCATAATCTCAGTGTTACCATAAGAGGAGAGCAGAGGATAGACCAACGGACGGAGACCAGACATAGATAGACCAGCCTGAGGCATAGCCTTTCTCCACTCATCCTGTCCAAGCAATCCGTAGTATACCAGATCGTTGACACCCTCAGAGAAAGAAGGGAAAGCATCAGTGGTATACAACACCGAATTGACATCGTAATTCATTCCAGCAGAGGAATAAACACGATTGATAACAGTGTTCCAGCCCTCATTTGTAACAGCACGGTAGAGGATGGGGTTCATTATGTCCTGAGGAGCAATAAGACCCTCGTCAGTAGTATCGGTACCAACCTGGAGAGGGTCAGCAGGCAGAACAAAAGCGCAAGCGACACGAATATCACAGGACTTGATACGCATGAACTTATGGTTAATCATGAGCCCATGCCAACGTTTGGCAATAGAAGAACCCGTAGGAGTATGAACACCGAGCAGACCAATTTTGCCAATCTCAGTTTTCATATCGTAGAGCTCAGAAATCCTAACAGTGACCATAGTCACCACCTGCGCCTGTAATACCTGCGAGAATAAGACCTGCGACCGAACGAATACGATGGCTTTCTGTACCTATAAACCATTATATCACCTATAACAGATATACTGTTATGATTGATGTATCTGTTAAGTTAATATTAAAGCCTTTCTTAGACCTAAGGGTAAAATGGGTGAGACCATAACACAACCAAC